CCCGTTATCCCGCCCAGATGATCGACCTTGGGTCGTGTATTGGCGAATTTCTCGCCCGCTCATAGTCAAATAAGCCGGTCCTTATCCTCACCGTACAGATGAAGTCCAGATCCGTTCCTTGAAGTAGCTATCCAATAACTCCATTAACCCGTAAATATTCTTCATAAGAGGCTTGAAACACATTCGGTAATACACCAACATCTTTCTCGATGATGTCCTTAAGTGTCTCTTTAGAAGTTACCTCCCAGTGTGGCGCCTCAGCCCTAGATGAGGTTGAGGAAGTACAATATATTGTTTTATAGGCAGTTTCTATACGTCCCCGCGCTATCGCCACACGATCACCAAACTCTTTTTCAGTGATCTCGAAATATTCCAAGATTTTGTGAATCATCGAAGTTTCCTCCGTAACCAAACCACAGTGGCCCAAAAAGTAAAGTTTCTCATACCAATCCCTATCAAACGTTGGACTCTTTTCCATAATCAGATCGCCCAACGCAATCAGTTCAGCAGCAATACCACTTTCTCTTCCGGGTAGGATAGCCATTCCTCCTATGTCTCATTTGTACTTTCGTAGTTCAGAGACCCCTATGCCATAAATTTTTTCCGCAAACAGCTCGACACTGCCTTGCTTCTTCTTGCGTTCAGCCGTAGCAACCGCACACAAGAACTTTTTGACTCATCTAATTATGTCAAAAGAGATACTACCGCGAACGATAGATACCCCCAGGAAGTGCACCGCGTCTTCATCCTTGTTTGGGTTTCATTTCCCAAATTTCTCGCCAGAAAATTTGTAGTTGAGCTCGTTGTCAGCTCATTCACGCACCTTTTCTCAATCAGCGCCACGTCAAATTTTGGCATTTTCCCCCTTGAAGCCGAGAACGACGTCGTCTCCCATATAAGCCATCTCCACCGCATCCCAATCCAGCCCTTTAAACTCAGGACATAAATTAGCGATTGATGTTCAAATGATGAAATTACATAAAGAATTAACGATAGTCGTGTCCCCACTTCCAGAGTTCATACCTCCATTAACGCGGTAGCAATGGCCACGTGGATCTAGAAAGTGTCATTTCTTATGACTGTTCTTGATAAATCGGAAAATTCTCTT